TGACTGGAACACGCGGCCGGACACCGTGAGCTACGGAATCGTTCGGCTGGACTTCGAGGTGGACGCGCTGCAGGGCGACAACGTGAAGCAGTGCACAGCCTACGAAGGCAGTGTGGACCTGTACAGCATCAACCGGGACGGCGCCGGATGGGTGGACCTGATCACGGCCACGCTGACGGAACACTGCGAGAGCGCCTGGAGCCTGAACTATCACACATATGAACGCGACACGGGCCTGTTCCGTTGGGAATGGGCCTTCCAGGTGGAGGGGTAACAGATGTCCTTTTCTTTCGAGGTAGAGGGGATGGATGAGCTGATCCAGACGATGGAGAAGCTCCCACAGAAAGCCCGCAAGATTGCGGCAGAGGGCCTTTATGAAGGCGCCGGTTTAGTTGCTGACCAGGTCAGCGCGGCGGTACAGGGTATCGTCACAGCGCCCTTCAAGTACGCCAAAGGCGGAAAGAAGCGGCTGCCATCCCCCGAAGAGAAAGCGATCCTGATGAACGCGCGGCACGGCGTCGCGAAGTTCAAGAACAACGGGCTGAGGATCGACACGAGCGTGGGTTACCAGAATTCCGGATACGCCGCGATTACCTGGAACCACGCAAAGACCGGCGCGAGCCGGACAAAGTACAAGAAGGGCGAAAACGGCAGAATGGTCCATGCGAGCCGGGGGACCGGGCAGAGCATGAAGCCGGTGCCGTTGATTGCCAACTCCATCAACCATGGAACGAGCTTCATGTCGAGGCAGCCGTTCCTGCGGAAGGCCTTCTCCCAATCTGAAGGCAAGGCGACCGCGGCCATCGAAAGCGGTATCCAGTCCAGGCTTGACGAGCTCAGCCTGGGCTAACTTTTTTACAAACGGAGGTAGAAAACTATGGCGAATCCCAATGTGGGTATGATGTATCCCGTATGGGCGCCGCTGAACACCCACACGGACGGCTCCATGCCGACCTATGGCAGCGGCACGGTGATCCAGGAAGCGCGGAACGCGACCGTCACCCGGACCTATAACAACAATCCGCTGTACGGCGACGACCGGATCGTGGACGACGACAACGGCCTGACCAGCCTGACCATGAGCTTCGAGAGCACGGGCCTTTCCGACAGCGACAGGAAGCTGCTGCTGGGCGAGGAAGACTACGGTACGAGCGGCGTCAGCGGCCAGTGGGTCAGCGACAACGAGACACCCTGGGGCGGCTTCGGCTACATCCGGAAGATGCGGCTGAACGGCGTAAAGAAATTTGAAGCCTGGATCACGCTGAAGATCAAGTTCCAGGAAGAGAGCCAGGCGACCACCACGAAGGAAGGCTCCATCAGCTGGGGCACGCCTACGCTGAACGGCACCGCCGCCGGTCTGTATGTGGACAGCACTGACAAACTGCGCTATCAGCTGCACAAGACCTTCAGCACGGCTGCAGACGCGAAGGCATGGCTGAACACCATGCTGAACGTGTCGACGACCTGACGGAGGCATACGGGGGCCCGGAGAGATCCGGGTCCCTGATTTTTCTTAACGAAAGGAAGCAAGGAAGCAATGACGGATATCAAGATCGGCGGGAGAAGTATTCCGCTTTTGTACACGACATACGAGCTGATCGCCATCCAGGAAGAGATCGGCTGCACAGGGCACCAGCTGAGGGACGAAGTGTTCGGGATCCGGCTGGAGGACGAGGACGACCCGACAAGCGTTGTTTTCGACTGTGTGAAGGATGGGAAGAAGACAAAGAACCTCGGCAAGCTGATCAGGATCCTGGGCAACGCCGGCCTGGAGGAAAAAGGTGAAGAGCCGGATCTGACGGACAAGTGGGTCCTGCGGAACATGAAGCCGGGGCTGATCATCGTCTACGCGCTGGCAGCGTATGGGGTTGTCAACGCCGGAAACCGGATGGAAGACGTGGACGGAAAGAACGAAGGCCCTGTGGATGAGGGCCTGGAGGAACAAGAGGCAAAAAAACCGCAAGGAAACTGACCTACCTGCGGGTCGTTTCCTATGGTCTGATCGCAGGGCTGCAGCGGAAGGAGATCGACCGGATGAGGCCGGGCGAAATCATCACGCTGTATATGTACAGACGGAAGTACGATCAGGAAACAGTAAGGATGTGAGCAGATGGCAGTCAATGCGAAACTTGGCGTCGACCTGACAAGTTTTGAATCCGGGATCAGGACAGGCCAGAGTATCCTGAAGGGCCTGAAGGCCGAAATGAAGGCAACGGAGGCCGAATTCAAGGCGACGGGCAACTCTGAGCAGCTGCTCGCAAACAAGACCAAAGTGCTGAACAGCCAGCTGCAGGCCCAGAAGGGTATCGCGGATCAGGCGAAGCAGGCGCTGAAGGCTATGGACGACGCCGGCGTGGAGCCGACGGAAGCGGCCTACCAGAAACTGTACGCCACGCTGATGAACGCGAACGCCGGCATGTATGAAACCCAGGCTGCGCTGACAGGGCTCGATTCGACCGCCCAGGAGGCGGCATCAAGCGCGGAGAACCTGACGAACAGTGTCAACGGTATCGGCCGGAAGATCAGCCTGGAGCAGGTGATCGGCGGAATCGGGAAGATCACGGACGGGCTGGAAAATGCGGCAAAGAAGGCTGTTCACCTTGGCGAGCAGATCTGGGACAGCATCATGAACTCCGCAAAATGGGCGGACGATACCGCCACAATGGCGCAGATGTACGGGATTGACGTCGAGACGTTCCAGAGGATGCAGAAGCTGGTCGTCAACGGCCTGGACACAAGCGTGGAGGCCGTGCTGAAAGCCCAGAGCAAGCTGAAAAAAGGAATCGGCAGCGACAGCAAAGAGGTCACGGAGGCTTTCAACACGCTTAATATGAGCGTGAAAGAATGGCAGACAGTCGCAGGGCAAAGCGGGAGCATGCTTGTCGCAAAGGATAACCTGGAACTGTTCTGGGAAGCCGGACAGAAGATTCTGGCGCTGAAAGATGAAAATCAGCAGGAGGATCTGGCACAGACACTGTTCGGACGGAGCTGGCACGATCTGGTACCTCTGTTTGAGAGCTACAAAACAGTCGAAGAATATAACGAAGCGCTGAAACAGACACAGATCAACAGCGCGGAGGACGTTGAAAAGCTGGCGGAGCTGAACGACAAGGTCAGCGAACTGAAAGGGAACTTTGAAACGCTGGCGAACGACGTCATGGCGCAGCTGGCCCCGAAACTGACAGACGCGGCGACAGCGCTGAACGGTGTGCTGACAAGCATCCTGGATTACCTGGAAACGGAAGACGGACAGAAGATGCTCAAAAGCCTGGGAGATTCAGTATCTACCCTGTTTGAGGATCTGGGAAAGATCGATCCGAAGAGCGTTGTGGAGAGTTTCACGACGGTGTTCAACGGGCTGGTGGATGGCCTGAAGTGGATCGTGGACCATCAGGGTACGGTGATCGGCGCACTGCAGACTATCGTGGCCGGGTGGGCCGCACTGAAGCTGAGCGGCGGCGTGCTGGAAATCATAAAGATGATCGAAGCGTTCAAGGGACTTGGAAACGGAGGCGGCGGAGGAAACGGAGATGTCTCCACAGGCGGAGGAACGCCGTCATGGCTGGCAGGAATCACCGGAAAGATCGCAGAGTATGCTCCGGTAATGAGCTGGTTCAGCAGTGTGAACGGCGGGCCGCTGCTTGACTGGTTCACGCACGAGGGACCCTTTGGAACGATCTTCCAGGGGACGGAGTCCATCGGCGATTGGTGGACGAGAACACAGGCCGAGATTGCTGAAAGAGCTTCAACGGCTGGTGAGGACTGGAAGAACCTGTTCAAGACAATCCTGGGCCTGGGCGATCTGGGAGCAGACCAGGACTTCCTGGACTTTGAGGAGGCGCTGCGGCAGCAGATCAACGATGATCTGAACAGCAAGCCGTTTGATTTTGAGGCGGATCCGAAAGTTCCGGAAAACGCGGCGGCTCAGATCTCATCAGACATCGGTATTGTTCCGGTATACGTCAGGATTGTCGGCGGAGCCGGCGGAGGGAAGGACTGGGTCGTCAGGGAAAGCCGGGCGAACGGCCTGCCGTTTGTGCCGTATGACGGATACCTGGCGGAGCTGCACAAGGGCGAGCGGGTTGTGCCGGCACGGGAGATCCAGAGCCGGAACTATTCCTCCAACCTGTATGTTGAAAGCATGATTATGAACAACGGAGCGGACGCGGAAGGCCTGGCGGCGGCGATGGCCGCGGCTCAGCGGCGGACCATGTCCGGTTATGGGAGCTGATAAGATGGCGCAGAGTTGGTTTATCTGGAACGGCTTTGACTGCAGAAGCAAGGGCGTCCTGCTGGACGGGCCTGTGGCCATCGTCCGGCCGGAGGAAAGGGTGCAGCATATCCAGATTCCGGGACGGAGCGGGGACCTGACGCAGCTGGAGGGCGAGGACATATATAACAGCTACATCCAGACGGCGACAATCCTGGTGCACGGCGGGTACAGGGTCAGGGAGATTTACAGATGGCTGCGGGGCGCCGGATACGTCACATTCAGCGGGGAACCGGACAAAAGGCAGGCGGCGCGGATCATCGGCGCGATCACGCTGAACAAACACAGCTATAACCTGGACTGGTGGACCGGTGAATGCCAGTTCTACTGCCAGCCGCTGAAGGAACTGCTGATTGATAACCCGGTGACGATCACGAGCAGCGGAACAGCGATCCGGAATAACGGGGATGTGGAATGCAGGCCGCTGTACAAGGTGACGGTGGCCAGCGGGAAAACCAGCATCACACTGACAGCCGCATATACGCAGGGAAGCGCGACGCGGCTGATGACCATCGCGGTGACGGGCCTGACAGGCGGGAGCACCTATTACATAGACAGTGACGCGCTGGAGGTTTACAACGCGAACCGGACGGAACTGATCACAAAGAACAGCACCGGGACCTTCCCGGTGCTGGGACCGGGAAACAACGTGATCACGTTCACGAACATCGCCAGCGTGGAGATCACCAAACGGGAGCGGTATTTATGATTCATCTGTACGAAATCGGGAACAGCGGATATGACAAGTTCGG